GTGGCAACTCCTGAGCCATTTGGTGAGCCAACATACTCTGAACAGCCAACATCCAACGGTCAGGTATTTCAAGTTGATCGGTGAGCGCACCCACATCCATGATCTGTCTTGAGTACCAAACTGTTGCTTGAACAAAGTTGGTGCTTGGGACAGGCCAGAGATAAAAAGTAGGCTGAGGAATCGTCCTATCAAACCAATACTGGTACGGCTGATTGGCTGTAAAGTTTTGATTGGTCAGATTTGTGTAGTCATCACGGTTGAGGCGTGACATCTGAAGCAGTCTTGCGTTATTACCAAAGTAAAGCTCACGTAAAGACAGTGTTGTGCCACCAGTAGCAACCATTCGGTAATAGGTTACATTCTGTCCAGGGTCAATGTCTTGCCAAATCCACTGAGCATCGGTCACAGTCACGCTTGTACCCGTGTACAAAGTCGTCCAATTAGTGGCATCAGGTGAGCTTTGGAACGTGTAGCTCCAAGTTTGGCTACCACCACCAGAAATATAGGGCATAAAGCCTATAGAACCGATGTAATTTGGGTTGTTTGTGCCGTAAAAAACTGAAATATTGCCGTTGGCTGACGTTTGTTGGCAGTAAGTAGCAATATTGTTGTCGTAAACATTGGCAACCGTACCCCCTGCGCTAGATGTATAGCTACCAGAGGGCTGATTCATCGTGCGATACAGCGCATTTAAGATGTCATTGGCGCCGTTAGGTAGGGAATAGATGTACTGGTCAGCGTTGAGCCCTAAAACAAGTTTATTGACCGCCCAATACTGGATACCCTGGTTGATCAGGTTAGACAGAATGTAAAACAGCGACTCTTTAGCTGATTGTGTCTGCTCGTCCGTCAACTCCTCGGCAAGTTTACCCGCACGACGAGCACCGTGATCTATTAATGTCTGAACATTAATGACTGTATTGCCAACGGTTCCTGAATATGCCATTTTCTACCATCCCGAACAATGCCATCTCTTAAGAGATGCTTTAGCTCTTGGAGCATCTCCTTTGGAGTGCTCTACCACACCTGACATACGGGCACAGAATGAATCTTTTCTGCTTCCACCTTGGGGCTGTGGAGCCTTTAGATGGGAACCCGTCTCTCTGTTGTACTTTTCCCTACCTTTAGCGGTTAATCCTGCGCCCTTAGATACTGGCAACTTCTCGCCCCTACCTACCGCAAGACTTACTCCCCCGTCTTTTTTCTTAGCTGTTTTAGCTGATTCCCTAAAAGCTTCAGCCGTTGGAGCGCCTTTTGAACCAGGCTTACGCATATGTTCTTTAGATCCATGAGCTATCCTCTCTTGTTTAGCATGAATATTGGCATAGAGTCCACCTTTAGCCATCTTTTTCCCCTCATCAGCTTTGACAAACTCTTTACCTACTTTCTGAGGAACGCCACCAAACCCACCTTTTGTGTGGGCGGCGGCTTCCATCAGCCTATGTTGAGCAGGTGATTTGCTAGGCATTATGCTTGTGACTCTTGCCAGTTGAGACGAGCCACAACAGTGTTTGAAGCGCCCGCATTAAGCGTTGTAGCTACGATGTACAGAATGTCTGGTCCATCTGGATATTGACCCGCTTGAGATGTTGGGACACTGTTAGATGTACCACCACCGTTTGCAGAGTTACCAATTGCAGAGATAGATGCTAGAGGATAACCTGTTTGACCAGAGCTATTTGTATAGAAAGCCGCAATTGACTCACCACCTGAAATAGTCACTGTGTTGGTTGTATTAACCGCAATCTGAACCAAAGAACTGGTATTGGTACCGCCCTGAACAGGAGATACAAAAGAACCAGAGAATGCTCCAGAAGGTATACCGTTAAGAACCAATTGAATAAGATATGTTGTATTGGTAACAACAGCAATCTCGTTCAGTTGTAACTGTAAACGGTTAATAACTTCTTTAATACCAAGCAATCCAACAGTACCATTGTCAACAGATGGAGCCAAACGAATAGCCATAATTGGCACGTTAGCTGTGCTGTTAGGGCTAGTCAAAGCGGTCAACATACCGTAGTTGTAAATGGCAGATACGTCTTGGTTAAATCCACCATCCATCACCACTGAAGAACCCCAGTGAGACAACATCGCCGCAGAATCAGGAGTCGCATATTCAACAGCCACAGGAGCAGTTGCAGAATATGTGAATGCCGTAGCCGCAGATCCACCAGTTGTACCACGAGTCAAACCAGTGAGTTGTGGATAACCTGTTGATGAATTAGACGCACTTGTTATTCCAGTGTATGTGAAATACTCAATAACACCAGATGTACCGTTACCAATAAATCTAGCAGTACCACCTGCGGGGTTAAATCCTGCTGTACTCAATACATTGATTGTTGTATCTGAAGATGCAACACTAGATGTAATTGATGTAATTGGTAATACACCATTTTGCTCATAATGAGATGGCAAGTTACCAGATCTCATGTAAGCGGTGTAGTTTACGTTGTTGTTCTGGAAGTTGTAAATATAAGTAATCGTTCCACCAGTGGTTCTAATGCCAAATCTAGCTACACCTGCACCATACCAAGAGTAGTCAATGTAGAACATTTGTACTTTGGTGAGGTCAAGGTTGTATCCAGATGGGTTAGATGCTGATGAAGATCCATCTAATACGTCATACCAAGATGATTGAGGTACTTTTTGGTCAATAGTACGGGACACAATTGCATTTGCAATCGTAGTTCCACGATACTCAGGGCTGATATACATGCTTGTATCGCTTGCAATACTTAAAACACGATAAGATTGACCACGAATAACAATATAGTCACCCACAACCAATTGTGTAGTAAACTGAGTATTTGACCCAGTCACAGCACCGCTACCGTTGGTTACAGATACTGTACCTACGATCTGGTTGATTGAGTTACGGTAAACCGCATACAGAGTTTGTCCGTCGTATTGGAAGAAAAGACCATTTTGTTGGTCAAAGAATCCAATCTTATTGCTTGCGCCGTACCAAGAATATGGACTTACGTGAATAAATCCACCCGTGGAAGTTGCAGGCGTTGCTGAGGGAACAATGTTATTCAGCGTTGTATAAGTAAAAGTTAATGCAGTAGGTACTGTTTTGACAACAAAAGTACCGTTATAAGCACTTTGATCAGCGCCAGTAACAACAATAACTGTGTTAACAGTCAAATTGTGCGGGAACTTGGTTGTAACAGTAACTGTTGCACTAGAAGATGTCAGTACTGGTTGCTGAAGCTGTGGCTTAAGAATTGTTCCAGTAGAGAATTGAATACCTTTACCTGATTGGTAACGGAAATATCTACGAGTTTGACGTTGCAAAAGCTGATTAGGAATAGATGCGCCAACCGTAAAGTTTACAGATCCATCATAAGCGTGTGTATCAACATATCCCGCAGGACGAGCGTACAAATTGCTTGCACCCGCTGTATTAGCGATTGTGGTCGAAGGTGTACCGTTGATATTGGTGAACGTAAATGTCGTTGCTGTGGGCGTTGTAGCCACAATCTGAGGGCCATTTATAGTTGTCGCTGTGCTTGGTCCAGTCGTTCCAGTGATATAAATCAAAGAACCTGCTGACAAGCCATGTGGATAAGTGGTTGTACAACTAACTGTTGATCCACTAAAAGTGAATGCTGTTGTGCCAGTTAAGTTGTAAGCATAGTTGCTGTACGTATAACCTAGGTAAACATAAGTAGAAGTAGCCGACCAACAAGTTGCTGTTGTGATCGCCTGAGCCATGTTTACAGTAATAGAAGTGGCTGTCGAACCGCCTCCAGATACTACATAACCCCAACCATTGGCATTGGGATCAATTGCGTCCTCAATGAAAATTGGAGAGCCGTTTGGCACGTTTGAGGAGGTCATTGTTATGACCAACTGATTTGTTGTTGACTGATTACCCGCAATAGCTGATACTGGTAATGCGGCATTACCTAAATAGTACAACGATGCGCGGTTGTTTTGCATCGAAGTTTGTTCCCACTTTGTACCTTGCTGACCGTATTCAAAGTCAGTATCAATCAAGGACTGTGGTGTGGAAACACGCATCTTATCTACTGGATCATACGCAGTAGAACGCTGTGCCTGTTGCAAACGTAATTGATTATCGGAATTGGATGACGGACCTGTATAGACTGAGAGTTCAGACATATTTCACCTATTAAAGTGGTGGGAGCCGAAGCCCCCACCGATTTTTACTTCTTGGCTCTACCGCCGTGCTTTCTAGCCATTGGAGGGTTTACAAAACCTCTTCCTGCGCCTGCGCTTCTTGGAGTAATCCTTGAAGCCTCAGCGTAAGAAGCGGAATCTTTTGCCCTTTGTTTAGCATCAGCAACATCTTGTGGAGACACATCTCTCATATCTTGATCAGGAGCAAATTGCATCATCCTTTGATCATGATCAGACATAGAACCACCACGATCAAAATGCTTTACCCGTCCACCCTTCTTGAAGGTGCCAGACAAGTAATTGATACCAACTGGTGGAGATGCAGGCTTTTTACCTTGAGGCATAGCCACAGCAGAACCCTGTTTATTAACAGCGCCCCCCGTGGCGAAGTGCTTTTTTGAAGCCTTGCCCCCGTGCTTAAAACCACCTGCATTACCTTCCTTGACAGCGCCAGTAGTTTGCATACGCACACCAGGCTTAGATGTGTCAGCAGGACGATCTTCCCAATTTCCACCTTCAACAGTGTCTTTTAGGTTTAAGTCAGGAGCGGCGCTTCCACCTTTGGCAAAGTGGTGCTTACCACCGTGCTTGTGATGAGCCTTACCACCGTGTTTGAATCCACCTGCGTTTGACTCTTTCACTTCTCCAGTACCATGTACTGAGTCATGGTGTTCTCCATCAACCATCATTGTGTTTTCAAACTTCTTAGCAACATTGTCGGAAACAGTGCCACCAATAGCGTACTTACCGCCTTTGCACATAGCTTTGTGGTGCTCAGCCATTTTGTGATGGTGATGAGATCCGCCTTCTTTGTGCATCTTAGCGTGGTGTTTAGCCATAGCCTTGTGGTGTTCATGAGAACCCTCTGGATGACCAGAAATCTTATGAACTTTACCACCATGCTTGAAGCCGCCTGCATTGCCCTCTTTGACCATGCCAGTGCCATGAACTTTGTCATGATGCTCACCATCATGCATCTCAGTCTCTAAGAATTTCTTAGATGCTTTCTCGTCGGTAGTTTTAGTCTCAAACTTGTCGATCTCTTTGCCCATTGCTGAGCCGCCTTTAGCAAAATGCTTCTTAGCGTGACCGCCTTTTTTCAGACCGTGATGAGCCTTGCCTGCCTTCTCATGCTCGTGATGCTTAAGTTCTTTTTCAACTTTCTTGATCTCGTGCATTTCAGCTTTCTCAGCCTTGCCACCTTCGGCTTTACCGCCCTTTTTCATCATAGGGGTAGGCATACCCTTCATTGCCGCTCTACGAGCCGCCATAGAGCCCATTTTAGGAGCCATAGTAGGTGCCATTCCACCACGTGCAGGTAGTGTCATGCCATCCATCATGCCGCCCATAGCCTTGTGCATAGTCTTATGACCATGCTCTTCGTGCTTGCCACCATGTTTGTGGTGTGCAGAACCACCTTTTTTGAGCTTCAGAATAACTGAGGGCTCATCGGTGATCATCTTAGGCATTTGGCTGAAACCGCCTGCCCCTTTATTTGCTTTAGCCATGATTTAGTCTCCTTAAGCTTGGGTAATGCCGAGCAGACCTGTTGCCGTAGCATTAGGACCAACTTGGATGGCGGTCAAACCGAGGTTCAACACAAGTCTTGCCAACCCGTTTAGTGTACCTGCGGGTGTGTATGTACCACGCACATCAGGAGTTACTGAGGTTGAAGTGAACTGAGGAACCATGCTTGAAGCACTTGCTGTATAAGATCCAGTAGCCGCCAAGAATGTACCTGCAAGGTAGTTTGCTTGACTTGAGGAGAGCTTACCAGTTGTACCGTTGATGTATGTCCACCAGTAGTTAGTACCTGTGCTGATACCAGTTGGTGGTGTACCTGTGAACTGAACGATTGTTCCGCTTGCAGGTGAATAACCAACAGTCAACACGCCAGGAGAAGCAATTGTCCAACCCGTTACAACTTGTGTAGCGTAGTTAGTTGTATTGCTGTAATAAGCCAAAGCTACTGTTCCAGAGTCGTTAGACAAAGAACCGCTGAATCTGTTGCTAAGGAT